CATCAAAAAAATTGCAGAAAAAAAAAACGCACAACGTGTGGAGGAAGAATGATAAACAACACTAAGCCTTTAAGGCGACACTAAGCCTTTAAGGCGACACTAAGCCTTTAAGGCGACACTAAGCCTTTAAGGCGACACTAAGCCTTTAAGGCGACACTAAGCCTTTAAGGCGACACTAAGCCTTTAAGGCGACACCAAGCCTTTAAGGCGACACCAAGCTCCTTCCCTTTTTTATTTCAGTTTTCAACTTTTCCAAATAAAGAATAGCATCCATGTGTTCTTCCTGGGCGTGCTGAATCCAATCAAGAACTGATAAATCATCTCTATCCAATGTTGTTCCGTATTTTTGCAATCCGACATTGGACCGACCAATAAATGCACTGATTACATTATTTACAATAGAGTCAGCACAATATCTCGTAGGAAGTAATGCGTCAATCTGTTCTAAATATTTTTCCTCCTCAATATGAAGATAAACTGGTTCATCTACCACAATTGAAGAATTATTTCTCAAAGGAGGGGTTATAGGGGGTGAGCATAGCGGTTCCCCTACAATCTGCGGAATAATCGCGATCTTCTGATCCTGCGACAAATCGCTATATCCTTCCTTCTGGTACCCCAAATAATGATTGAACATATACCACTGCGACGACGGCATAATCGTTTTCCACAAAATATCATTCTGGTAAACCCAGTGTTGTTTGGTTGAATACAAATTCTCTACATTGGATTTGAACAACGTGCTGAGTTCCAACATCATTGTCCGATTGACCAAATACCCCGCACCATTGCCCGACGACGAAATTCTCGAAATCAATTGATTCGTCGGTTCAGAGATTATAGCCGCGCACGTTGTCAGCATAACCACATCCCACGAAAGATTTAATTCAAAAAAAGCTTTTATGTCGTGATGGATTTTTTTTACATCATCGATGAAAATAAAGTCGTCTTCTATGACAAGCACATTTTGCAAATCCAGGTCGTAGGCCATTTCCAGTACATTTGCATGGCTCAACAAACACCCGGAGTTAGGACAACCATTGTAAGAAGAGGCCGGAAACCGGATGATTTTCTCTTCGGTGAAACCGATGCGGTCAAATTCTTTCAAAAGAGCCGTCCTTCTGTCTGCCCTTGCGTCCATGTTGATATATATGATTTTATCGATTTTTTCCATTACTAAGTAATAATTACTAATGGAATCTTTTTAACCTAATTTGATGGGATTATTAGTTCCCTTATGCATAATTGGGCAATGCATCTACATTGATTATTGTCTCTAGGCAAATGGTTGCGTCGTAAACATATTTTTTGAAAATGCTCTGTTTCAGCTGTTCACTTGGAACCAAATTGTTCACGGTTCGCGCAATCATTTTATACAATTTGAAATCGGGGTATCTCTCTTGACCGCTGGGTTTGTAAAGAACACTTTTTCCGTGGTCGTCGTTGCACCAGGAATCCACCAATTTCTGCAACGGGGTTTTCACCTCGTCGTCTCTGCAAACAAAATCGTAGAGAGAACAACCCAGACGACACAGATCGAAACTGGGGTTCGGGTCAATTCGGGGTTTCTTCTCGTTGAAATACGGCTCGCAATTATACTGGGTCGCAGCATCGCCATTGGGCGCAAAACTGTCGCTGCAAAACGTTTTGCCCCCAAATCGGTAAATCGCTCTTCCAAAATCAATCAATTTGAAAATGCGACCGTTGGTGGGGACTTTGTAGCAAACTCCGCCAACACGGTAATATAAAAACTCCTCCTCCGTTTCTACATACATAATATTATTGGTGTGCAAATCATTGTGGGTGAAATCAAAGACCTTTTGGTAAGTGGCCAAAAGCAAAACAATCTGCAAAAGAGCTTCAATAAAAGTATCGTCTTTCAGTTTTCTCTGCATTATCAATTCATCCATTGTGCCTTTGCACTTTTCCTGGAAAATAAGCTGGACTGGAAATTCATTCAGATAACTGAACATCTTTTCATCCTCTTCGAAAATGGAATCATCGTGTTCGGAACCGTGGTCTTCGGAATCATCCTCTTCGTCATCCGATTCCGTCTCCCAATCACTCTCGACCGATTCGGTCGTGTCCGATTTGGAATCATCGCTACTGTCGGAATCACTACTGGATTCGTTGTGGTTGTCCGATTCTTTCAATAAGGATTCGTATTCTAAGGACGGGGTTAATTCATCAACAGCATTTGAATCGGTTGTTTTACCCGATTCAGCAACAGCACCCAATTCAGCGATAGCACCCGATTCAGCGATAGCACCCGATTCAGCGATAGCACCCAATTCAGCGATAACCTCCTCTACATCCAAATCAATGTCTAAATCTTTGATACTCAGCTTCTTCTTATTGGTCCGCGAACCTTCTCCCGAATACTCGCGCAAAATGATGGAGGTGTCTTCGTCCACCGTGAAATGTTTGTTCAAATTATTGGTGAAAAACGGACATTTTGTCAAAAAATCCAGGTCGTCGGCAATATCATACTTAAATCCGCGTTGTACTGCAAGTGCCGAACCATAATACTCCACACCATGCACCAAACCGTGTGTGTCTTTCATCATGGATGTTAGATAAGAGAAAAAACCGTCTACATAAGAAGAGTTATTCACATCCAACACTTTGGGCAAACACGTATCGCTTCCAAGTTTAGGAAGTGTTTTGAAAATGGGGGTTTCCAAATCGTATTTCCCCCTCAAATAATTCAGCGGATCCAAAAGTGGAGAGAATTTGACAAAAATGTCCTTTTCCATTCGATTGTCATGATCGTCCACCACCGTTTTCAAATCGTAGACGTGGTATTTGTGGTTAAGAGCAATCCGATTGTAGTTGGTTTCATCCATTTCGAAAAAACGGCTATAAATGGGATTATAATTTTGAATTTCACTGATTGAATCCAACATTTCTAAATCAATCTTCTTGGCCTTTTTATAAAAAATACTGAATTTGTTATCCATTTATATTTTACGCTAAAACATAATTTAGGTATAATGAACTAATCGTTTCACTAAGATAAATAATGACATATCGTTTCAATTACACATTTTTTATCTTTCTTTTACATATATTAATTAATTTAACATGACACTTGAATTGAAAAAATTTGATATGCGCGCAATCACATTTGACCCGAAAGAAAACAAAGGACCCGTTATTGTTTTGATTGGGCGTCGTGATACCGGCAAAACCTTTTTGGTTAAAGATTTGCTATACCATCACCAAGATATTCCCATTGGCACCGTCATCTCCGGAACAGAAGCCGGCAACGGATTTTACGGAAAACTGGTTCCCAAACTTTTCATCCACGAAGAATACAACAGCATTTTGATAGAGAATGTTTTGAGGCGCCAGAAAACCGTTATGAAACAGTGCCAGGCTGAGATGGAGACTTACAAAAAGTGCTCTATTGACCCGCGCACTTTTGTTATTCTGGATGATTGCTTGTACGACAGCAGCTGGACCAAAGATAAATTGATGAGATCCTTGTTCATGAACGGTGAATTGTTTGCCTAAGTCATTCCAAAAGAATGGCTAGTGTATTTAGGGTTTATTGCCCTTTATATGCAACACGTCCAAATTGCGGAGACGTCTTGATTTAGAACTTAGCATAAAGTTCTATGAAGGTTTATACTACTAAACGGCACTAGAAATAGTGTCGCGGTTTATGTTAACTACATAAAATACAGTAAAAAGGTATAAAATAGAGATAACCCGCAGCACGTCATCTAAGTCCGCAATGGTAAGGATATGATGATTGTTCAACGACTAAATGCCCGTGGGGTTGAGTAATCTAACCAATTACGATGATGCCTTAAGATATAGTCTAAACCCACTCGAGAGAGTGCAATGCCCATTCAAAAAGCATTGATTTAATGACTTCAGAAAGAAATGTCTGAATGAAAATGGTATAATTGAGACACTGGAAAGTGATGTTAATCATCACAATGCAATACCCATTGGGTATCCCACCCAATCTCCGCACCAATATTGACTACGTTTTTATTTTGCGCGAGAATTATTTATCCAATCGTAAGAAGATTTGGGAGAACTATGCGTCGATGTTTCCCACATTGGAATCGTTTTGCACCATTATGGACCAGACAACCGAGAATTACGAGTGCATGGTCATATCCAACAACGCCAAGTCCAACAAGATTAACGACCAAGTGTTCTGGTACAAGGCAGCAGACAGACCCGATTTCAAATTGGGGTCCAAAGAATTCTGGGAATTATCTAAGAATTTGGCAGACGACGATGGAGACGAATATGACCCCAATGCGAAGAGAAAAGCAAAGGGGAATAATATTATGGTGAAAAAGACCACGGGCAAATGGTAAAGGAAACCTACGGTTTCCTTTTGAACCTTCCCTTTGGTCGCTTCGCTCCATTCACCGAATAACTATAATAAGTAGGTTTCCCCTACGACCCCTTCCCTTTATTTTTGTTTTATTTGAATTAAAATATCGCTTATCTAAGCGATATTTTAATAAAAGGGAGAGGTCATAGGAGAACCTACGGTTCTCTTAATTTGAGAAACATCAAAAGAATCTATTTACCCATATTGTAAAATTGATATAAAAATTCATTACATCACAATAACTAATTATGAAAAATGTATTGTTGTTTATCTATAAGTATTATTATTAGTTTGGTATTGGTAGGTAGATGTATCTTTGCAAGAGGAAAATGCGAAGATGATTACTTGGATGATATCCCGAATGACCGTAATATAATATTAACACCTAATCAACTGCGTGGTATGATTGTTGAAGCCATTGTTGAAATGCATTATTCAAGTATTTATGATACCGTTATTGATGCTGCATTCAACGGAAAAACTGCTGTATACTTTACTATTATGTGTAAAAAAAACGAAGGCGCCTGCGAAAATTATGATGGTTTCCAACTATGGGGTCGGCGTATCTATGGGGACTCAATCCCAAATATTAACAAAGAACTGGTAAAAACCCGTCTTATAGAAAAATTACAAATTTCGTTTCCGGGGAGCAATATTACAAAGGGTTATAAAAACTGCTGCGACCAATACCGAATAAATTGGTGATTTGCAAAGCTTATAAAAAAACAGTCTTACCATAATCTACTTTTTTTCCCGATGACAACAACGGCCGTTGCGAATACCCATTGTTTTTCAAAAATGCCTGCATTTTGGTAACCAAATCACCCATTAAAGCGGTTTCTTTAATCATTGTCAAAAATGCATACGTCATAGCACCCGATGCCATTTCTTTTCCATTGATTGGCGCAACAGTATCATCACTTAATTGCTGGTCTGTGCACCCACTTATCATATACACATCGCCTACGGTTTCCGAGTTTTTTGTATTATCGGAGTATCCATATGTATATCGCAAATCCATCATCGTTCCACTAAAACAACAGTCAAACAGCGCAACCAATTTTGCTCCAGGTTTTAATGTATTTCTGATTAATTTGTTCAATTCGTCGTCTACTATGCACGTGTCAATTGTAAACGCGTCTATCGGCATAATGACTTCATCGTAGCCATCTCTCTCATCGTTGTTCAAATCGACCGTGTTTGTTCCATGTCCGCTAAACATGAAAAACGCGGTATCTCCGGAATTTGTATTGGATAGCAGTGTTTGCAAACCATTCAATATGTTTCGTTTGGTGGGTTTTTCATAACTCTCGTCATTTAATAACGTTATGTTTGTAAAATTATATTTGTTTTTGAGTAAGTCATGCACATTTTTGGTGTCATTGATGCATCCGTACAATTCGTTTATAGTCCCCGTATAATTTACTCCAACCAAAAACGCGTTTTTGGCACTTGTTCTCGCAGTCGCCATATCCTGCTTATATTTGTCGGTTAATTTTTTTAAATTCACGTTTGACACGCTAATCGCACTGTCAATGAGTTTTTTTTTTAATATATTACTTATTCGCATCAAATTGATTTTGCGGATTGCTACGTTCAATTGGTTTTGAAGTTGGGAAACATTCGCATTGTATATTTCGGTTGGTGTTGTCATTATACACTATGTATATTATAAATATTTTTAAAAAAATATTATTCTATCTTAAATAATATTTTAGACCCGATAGTAAATGAGCATATAGTACCCTTTTGCAAAATTCCAGGTAAGAAGTTCACCATCGTCTTTGGACCCTTTGAACTGCCATTTGAAATCGGTATTTATCTTACTTTTCCAATCCATGTATGTAAGTCGGTGAAAACTCATCCCGTCATAGGCCATCTCTTTCTTCTCGCATGTCAACAATGAAGAGAAATGGTTTTTCTTAGTGTCTCGAATGATGCAACTATCCAGCGCGTATTTTGCACCATTTAATGTAAACCGGATTTCCTTATTGGTTGTCGGCTCGTCGTCATCAAAGAATTCCAAAATAATCACATCAGGTAGTATTTGTGTTCTTTGGAGTTGGAATTGCCAACTGGTTCCGGCATCCTGCACAAATAGGACAGGCAAATTGCGATTCCCCATATAATTGATTAAGCTCAAGTAGTAGCGAACCGGGTTTCCGGCTTCGTCCACATCGCGAATATAGGCGTATTGTGTCTTATAATCATCCGGAACAGAATCATAGATTTGTTGGATAATGGCGTTAGTATTCAAAATGTACGCATATTTGTTGCCGGTTAAGCACGCGTCAATCGCGTAATTGAAAAGCGCGAACCCGTCTCTCAAAACTTCCGGGATCGGTGCACCGCCCTTCTGTTTTCCCTCAATCATCATCTGCCTTAAAAAATGGAAGAATTTGCGGCCTTTATCGGAAATAAACAATGACACAAACATTGTGTTAAACCAGCAGTTCGCGAGTTCCTGGATGGGTGGAACAATTTTGCTCGGGTCTACGTGTTTATTCGCCATGAGATTTTTCAGCATGTATTTTTTGGCAACAGGGTCGTCGTATGGATAGCACGTTTTTTTGCCGGAAGCGTCGGGAACACCGATTTTCAGCGGGGCTTTCAGCATGAATGCGCGCGTATTGTTGCAATTGAAAACCGGGTTTCTTTGAACTGATTTCAACGACACCAAATCTTTATTAATGGATGGGCTATACGAGTTGGTTGATTCATCAATTTCTTCTTCAATCTCATGACTTACCTTAACAATCTTTTGGGGAGTTCGATGCGAGAGAACTAATACATTGGGGCGTTTTTTCGTTTTGTTGCGTTTCAGCAATTTGTTTTTATTTGTTTTTTTTTCTAAACCCGGATTCATTAATATATGGGTAGACAATAATCAATTCTTGAAAACAGTTTATAATAAAAAACTTAGAAAAAAAATAGCAATATATTTTATATGAAAACCATCATAATTGGTGCTGGCATTAGCGGTTTAACCATCGCATCTAAATTACAGAACGAAGAGTATATTATATTGGAAGCGAGAGAACGTATCGGCGGTCGCGTTTTTACAAACGATAAAAACATTGACGATGGCGCGGCGTGGGTGCACGGTTTGTGCAATAATCCTCTGACAAACTTATTGTTGTCAGACGACCTTATTCCGGTCGCCGAATGCAACCCGTGGATGCATTCGGAGAACGCAAACATCACTTATTTATTAGGGGACACTAAGAGAGGGTTCATAAGGGAACCTGGGGTTCCCTTAGACGAGTTCCCTTTGGAAAAAAGACAATTACTCGCTGAAAAATGGAATGATTTAATTCTAAAAACCGACAAAATAAATGGTTCCACCACAATCGCCGATGCATTTTCATTTTTATCGGAAGATGACGATATGCGGATTTTTCTCTACATGATTGAAGTCTGGTGTGGCGGAAGTATAAATAATTTACCTGTATCTTTTCTCCAACAATCGGATTACGCGCTTTTTGGAGACTACGCAGGTTCGCACTGTTTGTTCAAGAATGGCGCCAAAACGTTGGTTGAATCTTTATCCAAAGGTTGTCTGGATAAAATCATTTGCAACCAGGTTGTCACTAAAATCATTCATGGTCAAAATGAAGTCGAAGTACATACGAGAGAAGGTGTTATCTATAAATGCAACAAATTGTGCATAACAATTCCACCCGGACCGCTGAGAGACATTGAATTTGAACCGCCGCTGCCTGCCAATAAAATGTCGGCACTTGCACATATCAAAATGGGATCCTATAAGAAGATTCAGTTGGAATTCGACGAGGTGTTTTGGAACGATGCACCAATGATACTTACTCGAAATGAAGAGAACGAATACATTTTGTGGAACAACTATATGGTTTCGAAAAATATGCCGATACTGGAGGCGATTTGCCCCGCGGACAATGGATTCAGACTGACTGGAAAATCCGACGAAGAAATCGTGGAGACGGTTCTAGACCATTTGAAACTGTACTTTAAGAACGTCCCCTTCCCAAAATCTTGACACATAACGAGATGGGAAGAAGACGTATTCACACAGGGTGCGTATTCTTACCATGATATGTCCGTAACGGATGCGGACATTGATAGGGTCTGCAAACCCATAAACGATACGCTGTTTTTTGCGGGCGAACACACGGATCCACTTTATTACGGTTCATTGCATGCGGCATATAATAGCGGGATCCGCGTATTTAGAGAGATTTATCCAATGTAGAGATTTATAAACAATTTATAAATATTTATCCATTATTTATAACAATGAATACAACAAGAATGGATAACATAAAGATGGAAAAATTTTCAAAAGAACATTTTACATTCATAAATCAGTTTTTCGGCGACCAGACCGTGAGAGAAGTCATTGCCGAGGTTTTTCCAAATGACGAATATAAATTTGGAATTGATGAATATAATAGCTCGTATCATCACGTTCTCTACGATATAAAGAAAAATAAAAAAGTTTGCAGCGTTATGAACAATATCCAAGATATGAACGTTGATGTCAACGACACCCTTTGTCAGTCTTATTCATTATTGACTTTTTTAAAATTACCAATCAGCAATGACAAAGTGCAAAGACAAATGGATATGATTACCATGTACGAAACGATTTTGAAAAGCAAGGATTTTCAAAAAACGTTGGAAGACGCGATTGACATCCCAAACATAGCCTGGAGTGATTATCGTATCGAGGGCAATCCGCCATTTACAATTCAAAAATCCAGTTTTTATAGCGGTATCAAACGAACACTGAAACATTGGAGAGAATATGGATACTGGTATTTCATTGGAAAAGGTACGATAGAAGGAACGATAGAAGGAACGATAGAAGGAACGATAGAAGGCACGATAGAAGGAACGATAGAAGGAACGATAGAAGGAACGATAGAAGGTACGATAGAAGGCACTGAAAATTGAATTATTTATATTTGCAAATATAAACAATAACGACCAACCATTATGAACAACGATTATCCGTTTATCCTGTATAAAAAAAACAAAGCAGAATTTCTGAAGAAGGTGTGTGCACTGTGTCTAACGACCCTTTACTACCCGGAAACCGGCAACACAATGACAAAATGTTTAAGGCTAGGGTGCAGACACACTTTTCACAAAGAATGTTTGGATCAAATGTTTGTAAAAAACCATGTCAATTGTCCAGAATGCAGAGAACCCATAACTTTGACGATAAATGTTGAAAAATCGTTGGAATTGACAATACGCAATGATGCGTTTGATCATGACGAAGTAGATGTGGATTTACTCGAAGAATTTAAAATGAGCAGTATGGTAGTGAAAGAGTATCCGTATCACAAAAGGGTTTTTGAGAGATGGAAAAGCTTAGCGAAGCTTAGCGACCAAAAGCTTAGCGACCAAAAGCTTATCAAACCTGGTCCAAAATAAAATAAAAGTATATAAACGTACACAACAATATTATTAACAATAATGAATGACGAAAGTGAAAAAAAATGCTTAATTGTTTGCTCAAGAGGTATAGTTAAAATGTGCGAAAGACATAATAATTTTTTAAGTTCGTCAACTAGACAAATTGACGAGGAAATCTTTATAAATTTAAAAGACTATACCGTTGTGCATTTATGCAGTTGGTTATCCATTTCAATTTTTGCAACTAAATATGCACCCAATATTAAAAATAAAATAATATTAGTCACAAATGATAGCGATTTTGATGCACCCGTTTTTGACAAACCAGTTGGAAAGGGCGACGAAATTAATAAAGAAGGTATATTAAATTTTTTAAATAGTGATTATTGTGTCGTGTGGTTTACCCAAAATTGCACACTAAAACATCCAAAAGTAATACCAATACCAATCGGCATGGATTATCACACATTTTCAAGACAAATCTCCCCGGTTAGACAAGAACAAATATTATTACAAATTAAACAAAAATCAAAACCGTTTTATGAAAGAATAGTAAAGTGTTATGGCAATTTCCATTTCAACATGGAGAATAAGTACTATACCAGCGATCGGCATGATTGTTTAAATTCTGTAAAATCGGCTTTGACTTATTACGAAAAAACCCCCGTCAATCGAAATCAAACGTGGCAAAATCAAAGTTTGTTTGCATTTGTTTTATCGCCCGCTGGAGGAGGGCTTGATTGCCATAGAACGTGGGAGGCTATTGGATTGGGATGCATTCCCATTGTGAAAAGATGGAATTTACCGATTGATACAGTTTATGACGATTTGCCAGTATTGATTGTAAATGAATGGTCGGATATAACTGAAGAACTATTGTTAAACACAATAACCGAATTTAAGGGAAGACAATTTAATTACAATAAACTATTTCTTAATTATTGGGTAAATTTAATTTATTCGTATAAAAAATAAAATTTTATATTCATCAATATTTTTTTTGACAATCTGGAAAATATTTTTGAATGACTGCATACAAAAATATTTTCCAAATTATCATTCAAAAACATTTTAGGTTTTCTCTCTTTCTTTTTTCTTTCTCTTCCATTTTTTATAAACATTCAAAGAAATAAAACAAAAAACAAGACCCCATAACTTTTTGACAATCTGGAAAATATTTTTGAATGACTGCATACAAAAATATTTTCCAAATTGTCATTCAAAAAATCTTTAACTTTATTAAAGATTTTTATTAACAATGTTTTTTATAACAAGTTTTTACAAACTTCTTTCTGCCAAGTACATATTAAAAAACCCATTCACCTTAACAATTTGATATCCGAGAATTTCTCTTAGGTAATCAAACAACGCGGTGTTTTCCTGGCTATTGGATTCAAACAAAATCTTAGGATACCCACAACGAACAATGGTTTCCATCCCGCCCTGCAACACCTGGAGTTCATTCTCTTCAACATCCATTTTGATAAAGGATATTTGACCTTGGATACCGAGAGAATCTAACGTGCGTATCTCAATTACCTCGCTGTTCAAAATCTTATCGGACGGCGGCGCATGCACGGTTGATCCACCGCCGTCATTGCTCACAATGTGCAACGTTTTGGCACCGGTTTGCGCCTGGTTTCCCAAACCCAATTTCAAACAATCTATATTGGTTGCGGAACTGAGTGCGACGCCGCCACACAAAGCATAATACGTCATTTTTTGCGGTTCAAATGCGAACACCTTTCCAGAATAAGGCGCCAAAGTGATGGCATAACTACCGGTGTGTGCACCGATGTCCAACATAGTCGCGTCTTTTCTGCAAAACTGTTTGCACCAGTCAATTAGGTCGTTCTCGAATAAACCGCGTTCGGCATAATACGTATGGTTAACGGAAGGCATTAAATAGGTGAGCGGTTTGTTAATGAAGAAAATCTGATTTTTTGCGTTGTCGTAAGTGGCGTCTCTCTCGTCTTTGGTCAAAATAATGTATTTGGTTGACATGGTTATAGTGTGTACATGCATTTTTTCTTTATTATCTTTTAGGGGAACGTAGTTCCCCTATGACCCCTCCTTTTTTTATTATGTTTTAAGGGAACTACGTATTCAGAGAAGCTTTGCTTTTCTTACGCCCTATGACCCCTCTTTTTTTTCTTTATTATCTTTTAGGGGAACTACGTATTCAGAGAAGCTTTGCTTTTCTTACGCCCTATGACCCCTCTTTTTTTTCTTTATTATCTTTTAAGGGATATAAAAAGAACCTCCCATTAACCATCAATGACATCACGGTGTAGCCAAACACAAAACGAATTGTTGCTATCTAATTTGCTCGATTTTTACAAAAAGGAAGACCATATGGACCGATTAATGCAAATCATCAATGGTGAATCCAAAGTTTCTCTAAGAATCATTGACTGGTTCGTCACCAATTTCGCAAAAAAGAATTTCACGGTTTACTCCATTCCCGCTAAAAATCGGTGCAGTACCGTCATTAATGGCGAGGAAAACATGGAGAGATTCAAAGTGTTCCATCATTATAAACTTGAACTAAAAGCTTATAGCAAGGTGCGTTTTGATCCGTTCTCTCGGAGAGAGCGAATCATGATTCCCTACACCAACGATACTTCTTTGCAGACCACCATTGGGCAACTGAATTTCTTCAAGTGGGCGATTGAGAACCAGGTATTGGAATACATAGAGAAGAATTACGACGAGATTGAATTGGATATGAATTCGCGCAATAGCATTTCTAAAAAAAACGAAGAGGAATCCGAAACTGATAATAAGACTCGGAAAAAGAGAGAAGAGTTGTCTGTCTCTGCATGCAAAACCATTAAGAAGGAGTCGGTGAAGATTGTGGTGAAGTTCAATTAAGGGAACCGCAGGTTCCCTTATGATCCCTCCTTTTAAGGGGGCTTTGTCCCTCCCTTTTTATTTCTAACGTCTCTGTTTCCTAGATTTGTTTTGGCGTCTTTTGGATTGGCGTTTGTTTTGGCGTCTTTTGGATTGGCGTCTGGAGTTGCGCTTACCACCTTTGTAGCTGGAAACCTCCGCTACACCTGGTGTAATCATCTTTCCTTCATAGCCATGTCCTTGACCTCCTCGCTGAGGTCCTTCTTGGTAAGCCGACGCATTTCCGCCGAGAGATGACGGCGAATCTTTTGGTAGAAAAGTGGGTGATTGATTTACAGAAGTCATTTATATATTATATACAGATATAAAATATAATAACAATTCTAAATAAACAATTTATTCTTTTTTATTTCTACGATTTTTTTTAGATTTTTTCGATCCTCCGTTAATATATAAACCATCCGGTTTAACCCATCGTGCTTCTCCGGTGTGGGCGTTGTAATAATAATATGCCATTGCATTGGTGTCGTAGTATTGTTTCCAGTCGCAATCATAACTATAAGAAGAAACGTTGTTTGTTCTATCAAAACAAGAATATGTTTGGCATCCTGGGTGTTCATTTATATTACTTCTGCTCTTGCAATTTTCAGTTGGTGATGGTAGTTTATATATGGTAGTATCTTCACTAGGGGGTTTTTTATTATCATATTTGTTCAACCATTCATCTTCATTATTCGGTAATGGCGATAAGGCACGAGATGAGGCACGAGATAAGGCACGAGATGAGGCACGAGATGAGGCACGCGATG